AAACTGGCCAAGGTGACGTTTCTGGTGCTGCCGCCCCAACGGTAATCGTGCAGCTCTCTGCGGCGGATCTGGCGTGTGGCAGAGGGGGCGATTTCGTACAACTTCTTCGTGTATGAGGTCATTTTCCTTGCTCTCCTCAGAGTGGGTTTCGCTGCCGCTCAGCCGCTCCTCGTCGAGGAGAAGCCGCGGCGCAAAATCGCCGCGTCGCGGCGCCCCATGTGCCGGCACAGGACTGAATAAGATGGAACTGGGGTGTATCTTAATGGTCAGGAATTGAGGAACAATGCCAGAACACCTTGGCATCTTAAAAAAGCCACTAAGATTAACAGATGTTCATTTTCAGCTCACAGAGACGTGATAATGTCGTGAAGTAATTTTTGGAAAATGGCGAAATGCCTAAATGCCCAAATGCCAGAGGGATAATCCTAGGGGACGAAATTCGGGGAGGTGAGAGTGTGGCGAAATTGTGAAAGTGCCACCTTGAAAAAGACACAAAAAAACTAAGTCATTGAAATAATGTCATATTTTGAAAAAATTCCAAATAAGTAGAAGTGGGGGTCTCCCTGACCATTTTTTCCTCAATGCCGACCCTAGGGCGAGGCCAAAAAATCAGTGCCATTTTGCCGTTTATCTCGCCCAAAAAGGTACAATGATACAATAGAAAAAGCTAACCCATTGAAGTTAGGTTATATTTTGCCCCACCTCCCCTGCCGGCTAAATGCCACAACAATTGCCAGCGCCCCGAAATTTTGTTTCAAAGTTCCACGATCACGAAACCGCGCGCCCGGCCACCTGAGAGTGTGACCAAATTAAGGCACTGGCATTTTGCCATTACGCCTTTTATGAATATAATCCTTGAAAAGGTTTAACCTTGTGAGGGCTCAGGAACAGGCTTCCTGGACTTATCCTGCGCGCTCCTTACGTGCGCGCTCGCGCGTGATGCGCGCGTTCTTCGCACACATTCCGCTCGCTTACGCTCGCGCGACGCGTGCGCGAGACGGCCCCGACGCGCCGAAAGCGAACCGGCCGGATGGTCCGGCGGTTGCAACTCTGAGGAGAGTTACCATGAACGTCAAAGGCGAAATGAAGGGCGATATTCTCACCTTGGTGATTGACACTTCGAAGGCGGCGCGCGAAGCGGCTAAGGAGTCCAAGTCCGGCAAGACGCGCCTTCTGGCATCAACGAGCGGCTTCTCAAACTTTGGCGATGTCAAGGTCTCGTTGAACGCCACAATCGACAAGTGATCCCCGCGGCCTCAAGGTGAAACCGTGTCACCTTGAGGCCCCGACGCGGCAGACGTGAGAGACTGCGACGGTCTCGCCCTTGTGCCCCTCCGGGGGTACTTGGACGGGGCCCCGTTGTCTCGCTTCGCGAGACCCCCTTCTGAAATTTGTAGGGGGTATTTTTCGAAAAGACCCCGAACAATAATCTCGTAAGGTACCAACCTATATCGTCATTGCATGTACACCGTATATGCGTTGCTCAGCAAAACAGGCGAACTGCTCTACGTCGGCCGCACCAAGAATTGGGGGCGCCGACTTGCAGAGCACGCCTATCAAAAGGCGTGGTTCACAGAAGTTGCAAAGGTCAACACGACTGAGATCGCAGACCGTGCAACGGCGGAGCGACTTGAATGGAAGCTGATCCGGGAACAGAACCCAAAATACAACGATCGACTTCGAGATCGTTGCCCGAAGTGCGGCGCTGAAAAAGACTACAAGGTCGGCCGAGCATATTGCGCGAAGTGTTTCAACGAGTACCAGCGCGAGAGGCGACGACGCGCAGGAGCGCGGCCGCGGTCGCTCGGCCCGATTTTGAAATGTCCGAAGTGTGGCGGCGCGAAGCCACCCGGCCCGAATTATTGCAAGCCATGCAAGAATGAATACGACCGCGAGTACCGAAGAACGCATTAAGAAAACCGCAACTATCTCGCCCTGAGATCGCGGCATGAACCTGCTGCTCGAAGCCCGCGAGATCGTGCGGACCCAGCCCCCCTCCACGGCTGTGATGCACCTGCATGCCGTCGCCGACGAGTTCGACACCGCATACCGGCGACTGCGGCTGCGGTGCGACCGCGAGAGCATCATCGAGTTTGTGGCGCAGAGCACGCGCCTCTGCCGCGCCATCGACGCCGTGCACGCTTCCACTTCCCCGCCGCCGAAGTCGGGTGCCGCGCGAGAGCCCCGGGAACAGGTCGCATGACCGCACCCCGGGGCTCTTAAGCGCCAAAACAAAAACGCCCAGGGTTGTTATTCCCTGGGCGTATCTGCCGGCCCCCTTACGGTGGACCTCGCAGGCTGTGCCTAAACCGGTATAAGAAGCACGTGCGCCGGCGTGGCTATAAAAACAAATGCCACTGGCATTTGTTTTTCTAGACGCTTCGAAAACGAAACCCCAACGATCCCGCAAGGTATCAACCTTTGGGGTTTCAAGATGAGCGTTCCTACTGCTTGGGTGATTTGCACGACGATCGTCTGCGCCACCATACTGGTCATGTTCTTTGCGAACCACTGACATGATCCCGCAGCCGCCACTCAAAGTCGTGCCGCTCGAAGACACGATGATCTCCCTCGCCGATGAAGGCGTGCCAGTTAGGGCCATCGCCAGGGCGACGCACACCCCGAGCGACGAGATCTATGAAGTGCTCCGCTACGCCATCGAGGATGGCCGGCTGGTCGAGCTGCCGCAGAGCGACTGGCCCCCCGGCACATTCCGCCGCTCGCGCAAACAGCCGGGGTCGTCAGCACTCAATCTCGACGACCACACGCTGGGGCTCGCGCTCGCTGCCGTCTTTAGGCTGACAAGGTTGCAGGTCGCGGTGTTCATCGCGCTGCTGCGCCGGCCGCAGATCACCAAGGCGCAGGTGCACGCGGCGATCGAGACCACCCGGATGCTGGCGCCGGACGAGACCGACCCGAAGATGATCGACGTGGTCATCTGCCATATCCGCAAAAAACTTCGACCCCACGGGGTCGAGCTCAAGACGATCTGGGGCCAGGGCTACACCCTCGCTGCCGCGGAGCGCGACAAGGTGCTCGGCATGCTGGGCCGCTACCTTCAAGGACATGAACAGCAGGAGGCGGCGTGAGCGCCGATCCTACCGAGTTTCTCGACGAGACGATCGAGACGGGGTTTGTTACCGCCACGGTAAATGACCTGGTGCAAGACGCAGAGCCTGCGAGCGGGGCAGATATTGCAGGCCGAACAGGGGGCGCACATCCCCCGACCGGGACCAATCTCAGCGAGCAAACGCCAAAAGAACTGACCGACGACGAAGTCCAGGCCGTCAAAGCTCTCGTGGGTCCTCCGGACATCACGACCGTCGCCATGGCGCAGCTCGCGCGGGAGATCGCGCACGACATCGGGCTGCTGCCGGCGATCCTGCAGAAATACAAACTGACCCAGGCCCAGTATGAGTACCTCTGCAAGCACAACAAGTTCTTCAAGGCGACGCTGCAGCAAGAAGTCAAAGTCTGGCAAGGCGCCGCCTCGACAGAAGCGCGGCTCCGGATGCAAGCGCTCGCCGCGCTTGAACAGCAGATGCCGGTCATCGGCAACCGCATGGGCAATGCAGCCGAAAAACTTGGCGACGTTGTTGAAGCATTTAAGGTCGTTGCAAAAATCGCAGGTGTCGACACTCCACCTTCTGGGCCTGCCCCCACAGGAGAGAGATACCAGATTGTTATCGACCTTGGAGCCGGTAGCGATCTTGTCATCGCAGCAAAAGGCAATGCGCCTGCGAGCCCTGGATCGGATCAGACGCCGGCGTTACGGGCTGACGGAAAAGGGTAAGGCAACTGGTGCACGATACCGCAAGTCGCCGAAGGGCCGGTTGGTGACGTGGAATTACAAACACTCACCGAAAGGGGCCGAGAAGGGGCAACAGTTAGAAGCCGCCAGGCGCCTGCGTGTGCCGGACCGGCGGCAGCAACAGCGCCGACGGGCGCGTGAGCGCAAAGAGATTTTGAGAACGTTACACGATATTGTTGCGGGGCCATACATATGAGCGCGAAGAAAACACTTGACGATAAGCTGGCTGACGCCAACGAAATCATTCGCCAGCGCAACGCCGAGCTGCTCGCGCTCCGCAAAGAAGTCGCCGCGCTCCGCAAGAGCGACGACACCGCCCGCGAGATCCGCGAGCAGATCTACAAGATCGCAGCCTACGATCCCGACCCGCCCGAGTGGATCGTTCGCTACCGTGCCGGCGCTGAGCGCGGCTGCCCGATCACGATGTGGAGCGACTGGCACTATGGCGAGCGGGTGTTCAAATCCCAGGTCGGGGGCGTCAATGAGTTCAACCGCAACATCGCCAAGACACGGGTTCGCCGTCTTACCGAGACGACGTGCGATCTTGCATTCAGCCATATGGGAAACGCGAAGCATAAGTACCCTGGTATTGTCGTCTGCCTCGGGGGGGATATGCTTGGCGGAGATATACATGAGGAGCTCGCGAAGACGAACGATCGGACTACGCAACAGGCGATTGAGGACCTCATTGACCTCATTGGCGCGGGGCTTGAAACGGTCGCGACCCAATTCGGCCGTGTCTTCGTTCCGTGTGTCGTTGGTAACCACGGCCGCTCGACCAAGAAGATGCAGATGAAGGACCGCGTCTTCACCTCGCATGAGTGGAACGTGTATTGCGCGCTGGCCCGGCACTTCAAGAAATCCCGCAACGTCCAGTTCTATATCCCCGAGAGCGCCGACGCACACTTCAAGGTGTATGGTACGCGATACATGCTCACCCACGGTGACAGCCTGGGGACGAAGGGCGGCGACGGGATCATCGGCGCCATCGGGCCCATTATGCGAGGCGCCATCAAGACGCACCGCTCCGAGAGCCAGGTCGAGCGTGAGTTCGACATCCTTCTGATGGGGCACTGGCACCAGGCGCTCTGGCTGCCGACCGCCATCGTCAACAATTCGCTCAAGGGCTTCGACGAGTACGCCATGCTGCAGTTGCGCGCGCCGTTTTCGCGGCCGTCGCAGATGTTGTGGTTCGATCACCCCAAGCACGGCATCACCGCGCGCTGGGAAGTGCTGCTTGAGGGGCGCGAGCAAACCCAAGCCGCCAAGCCGGAGTGGGTGAGCTGGCCGCAGCTCCAGGAAGCGGCCTGATGGCGGGGCTCAAATACAGGGCGCCCCCGACCGTCGCGCGGTTCATGCGCTCAGACGCGTTTGGCCGGCTGATCGCAGGACCCGTCGGCTCAGGGAAAACCACCGGCTGCGTGATCGAGCTGTTACGGCGTAGCGTGTCGCAACGCCCCGGCGCCGACGGCTTGCGCCACACCCGCCACGCCGTGGTGCGGCAGACGTTGAAGCAACTTAAGGACACCGTGCTGAAAGATTGCCAGAACTGGCTCAAGGGCATAGGTAACTGGAAAGTGAGCGACAACACGTTCTATGTCGACTTCGACGACGTGCGTAGCGAATGGGTGTTCATCCCGCTGGAGAACGCGGAGGACCAGGCGCGGCTGCTGTCGATGCAGCTCACAGGCGCGTGGATGTCGGAGTGCATTGAGATGAACCTCGACGTCATCGCGCCGCTGTCGGGCCGCCTTGGGCGGTATCCGTCCGGATCGGATGGCGTACCGTCGTGGCATGGCTGGGTCGCCGACACCAACTTCCCGACCGAAATGACGCCCTGGCACAATTTCATGGAGGAGCACATCGCCACTCCCGGCGACGTGCAGATCTTCAAGCAGCCCTCCGGTCTCGCGCCCGACGCTGAAAACCTCGACTGGCTGCTGCAGACCGAGGAGACCCTCAAGCTGCCGCAGGGGCATCCGAAGCGGCTGGCGCAGGGCCGCAAGTATTACGAGCGCTTCGTCGAGATGTATGGCGAGGAGAGCGACTGGGTGCGGCGATATGTGAAGGCCGAATATGGCGACGACCCGAGCGGCGCCGCGGTGTTCAAGAACACATTCAAGAGCAACTTCCACATCGTCCCCGAAACGCAGTTGATCCCCGGATACCCGCTCTTGATCGGTCAGGACTTCGGCCGTAACCCGTGGTCGTTGATCTGTCAGATGGACCACCTTGGGAGGCTGATCGTCCATGAAGAAGTCCCTGCGACGAACGTCGGCCTCGAAAAGCACGTTCAGCAGTCGCTCAAGCCTCGGCTATTCTCAGCCAAGTATCTTGGCTTCAAGGTCTGTGTTGTCGGGGACCCATCGGGTGTCGCCAAGGGCACGATCTCGGAGGAGAGCTGCTTTGATGCTCTACAGCGAATGGGACTCCCGTGCTTCCCTGCCCCGACAAATGATATTGAGCCGCGTCTACGAGCTGTGGAAGCGCTACTTAGCCGCCAAACCAACGGTGGCCCGACCCTAATGATCAGCGCCGCGGGCTGCCCGTGGCTATGCCGCGCCATGAGCGGCGGCTACCGCTTCACCAAATTGAAGACCGGCGCGCTTCGCACCGTGCCCGACAAGACCGACAAGGAAGGCTTCTCGCACGTCGCCGACGACCTGCAATACGTCGCGCTCGTGGTGCACGGCGGTCAGGTGCCGATTATCGCTCAGCGGCTGCGTCCGCGGGCTCGGAAGCGTCCGGCTGTTTCTGCTGCAGCTTGGACATAAGCATCAACGTCTCCAGACCGACCAGCTCGGCGCGCAGTTTCGCGATGCGCTTGAGGCGCTTGCGCTCGACGCGGCGGCGCCAGGTATCGCTCTCGAAGATCTGGATGATGTACCAGATCAATGCGACCAGCGACGCCGCGAACGGAAGAAGGCCGGTGACGACTGACAGCAGCGTCCCGAGGCTAAAAGTGTGCCCAAGAAGTTGCACTGCTGACTGGTCGCGCATTTCCATTTTTTGGCCCCCCGAATTGGCGCGACCATCGTCGGTTGATCATAAAGTTTTCCTTTAGGGGGGTCGTCGGACGTTCCGGCCAATTTCTTGGTTGGAACTTCTCAATGGCAGATCAGCTTGGCCAGGCCGGTGTCCTACAGGTAATCCCTCCCGCGGAACTGGAACGACAGATCCAGCAACGGGACAGCGACGCAGCCGCCGCACAAACTGCGACCCAACAGCCTCAGTATCCTGAGTTGGCTGGTTATGTCCGCACGCAGTTTGAAATTTTTCGCAATCACCGCAACACCAACGCCGGCTGGTCCAACCGCATGCTGTCGGCGTTGCGGACGTTCAATGGCCAGTACGACCCGACGAAGCTCGCCGAGATCAGTAAATGGGGCGGCAGCCAGGTGTTCGCACGGCTGATTGCCCAGAAGTGCCGCGCGGCCGCGTCGCTGCTTCGCGACATCTATCTCGGCGACGACATCCCGTGGGCGCTCGACCCGCCGGCCAATCCGGACATCCCGCCCGAAATCATGCAGGAAATCGACAAGCTGATCCAGGCCGAGAGCCAGCAGGTTCAGCAAACCGGGCTACCGCCGCCGACGCCGCAGGAGCTATGGCAGCGACGCGAGGCGTTGCTAGAGGGCGCCGAGACCGCGGCGAAGAAGAAAGCGGCGCAACAGGCGCGGTATGCTCAGGACAAGATCCAGGACATGCTGCGCGAGGGCAGCTTCTACCACGCGCTTGCCGAGTTCATCGTCGACCTGCCGATCTTCCCGTTCGCCTGCATCAAGGGCCCCGTAGTCAAGATCATGCCCAAGGTGGACTGGGCGAGCGGCAGCGCCACCGTGCAGCAGACGCCGGTGCTGACGTGGAACCGGGTCAGCCCATTTGACATCTGGTTCACCCCGGGCGTCGCCGACATCGCCAACGCCAACGTGATCGAGAAGCTGCGCGTGACGCGCGCCGAGCTCAACGATCTGCTCGACCTGCCCGGCTACAACTCCGATGAAATTCGCGCGGTGCTCGACGAGTACGGCCGCGGCGGTCTCTATGACAACTGGGACACCACCGACGCCGAGCGCAGCGTGTTGGAGAGCCGCGAAAACCCGGCGTGGAACAGATCAGCGATGATCACCATGATGGAGTTCAACGGCAATGTCCAAGGACGCGTACTTCAAGATTACGGCCTCGCTGTCCAAGACGAGCTTCGTGACTATCATGTTCAGGTCTGGGTTATCGGCTCGCACGTCATCAAGGCACACCTGTCGCCTTCACCACGTCAGCGACATCCGTATTTCATCACGAGTTTTGAGAAAGTGCCGGGTACGCCTGTCGGCAATGGTCTGACCGATCTGCTCGCCGACCTGCAGGAAGCCGCCAACGCCACGCTGCGCGCGCTGATCAACAACCTGTCGATCTCGTCGGGGCCGCAGGTCGTCATCAACGACGACATGCTGGCGCCGGAGGAGAACGGCGAGGAGATGTATCCGTGGAAGCGGTGGCACACCCGCACCGACCCCGTGAACAACAACGCCAAGCAACCGATCTCCTTCTTCATGCCGGCGAACAACGCTCAGGCCCTGATCCAGTGCCTGCAGGAGTTCACTTCGATCTCGGACGACGTGTCGGCGATCCCGAAATACGTCGGCGGCCAAGCTGGCGGCGGCGCCGGGCGTACGGCTTCGGGCCTGGCGATGTTGATGGGCAACGCCTCGAAGATCCTGCAGACGGTGTCCGCGAACATCGACCGCGACGTGATCGAGGAAAGCCTGCTGCAGTTATTCGACCTGCTGATGCTGACCGATCGCACCGGGATGCTCACCGGTCAGGAAAAAGTTTCCGTCACCGGCGTGAGCGTGGCGATCCAGCGCGAGACGCTGCGGCAGCGCCAGATCGAGTTCCTGACGGCAACGAACAACCCGACCGACATGAAGATCATGGGCATCGGCGGTCGCGCCGCGGTGCTGCGATCGGTGTCCTCGACGATCGGCATTCAGGGCGACCAGGTGGTGCCGTCCGACGCCGAGATCGAGAAGATGGAGAAACAGCAACAGCAACAGGCAGCGCAAGGTGGAGACATCGAACAAGCGATCGTGGCCGCGGTTAACAAAGGCGTTGAGGCTGGCGTTAAGCGTATCTCGACCGAGCTCACTTCTGGTGTGCTGGCCGCTCGGGCGCATATGCCGGAGGGCCCACCCGCGCATATCGGTACGCCGGGCGCGATCGCGCCAGAAGCTGCGCCAGGAGGCGGCCAGGGCGCTTCCAGCGACCCGGGCATGCACGCTGGCCAACACGGCGGCATGCAGGAGGCGGCCAGGCAATCGTCGGGCATGAAGCCGCCGGCGCCGTCACAGGCGATGGGGCCGCAGACGCATCTGACGCCGCACATGACGGGCGTTAAGGGTTCGGTCGCCGGGGGCGTCGGCTGATGACCGTCAACACCCAGAAACTTGTCCGCGTTCTCGACGGCCCGCTCGGCCCGACCGGCACGTACAAAGGCGTCCAGATTTTACCGGCGTTCACCGGGCCGACTGGCACGTTTCCCGTGTGGGGGCAGATCGACGCACTGCAGCAGGCGGCGGGCCCGACCGGGACGTGGGAAGACGTCTATGCGCTCACCGGGCTCACCGGGCTCGCGGCGCGCAACGCCAAGACCGTGATTATCCCTGGCTATACCGGGCCGTCGTCGAACTACAATCCGGTGACGGCGCTCGGCAGCAGCCTGATCGAATACTGGGACGCCAACCGCTCCGACACGATCACCGCGCTCTCTGATGCGACTTACACCGACGCGGTGTCGTCGTGGCTTGGCCTCGTGACTGGGGCCAACCTGGCGCAGTCGACCCCCAATCTTAAGCCGGTGTACGACCCGACGGGGCTCAATGGCGCACCGTGCATCACCTTTGACGGCGCCCAGCAGTATCTCAAATGCACCGATGCCGCGTTCATGTCACTGCTGCCGGCCGGCGCTACCCCTTGCGAAATCTGGGTGGTGTGTTCGCAGGATGTGGCCGCAGCCGACGCCACTACGCGCCATGTGGCGGGGTACGCTGCCACCAGCGTTGTCAACGGCCGCTCTGTCGCCCGTCTTCCTGTCGGCGGCGTCAACCGCGCCCGTTCCTACACCGGCACCGGCGCCGCGGCCACGAACGCTACCGACACCCATGTCGATTTATCCGGTGTGCATGTTTTGCGCAGCATCCACGGTGCGACCCAAACGTCGATAGACGTTGACAGCGCCGGCGCGGTGACCGCTGCCGTGGTGCCGAACACCAGCACACCGACGCTGTTCACGGTGGGCACGATCCCCGCACTTGCCGCTTCGAACTGGTGGCAGGGCAAGGTGTCAGCCGTGCTTGTGACCGCGCCGCTCACTACACAGCAGGCCACCGACCTGCATAACTATTTCGGGTGACGCCATGGCATTGATCTCCCCTAGCAGGGCAACGGGTGAGCTGTTCGGGCCGAAGGGCGTGTCGGTGTCGTTCGGCTGGGTGACCGACACGCATCATGACCCGCTCAAGGCGACGGACCCCAATCAGGGCGGCAAGTATTTTCAGGACGCGGCGAAGAAGATCCCCGACATTACGGCGATCTTCAATGCGCGCACCGATCTCGCATTCGTGTTTCAGAACGGCGACTTCATTGACGGCTCCGCGAACGCCAGCGCGGCGTTGACCGACCTGGCGGACATCGACAATTTGCTCGCGGTCAACGTGCCGAAATATCACAATATCGGCAACCACGAGGTGACTTGGCTCACCAAGGAGCAGGTGATGTCGGTCACCGGCCAACCGAGCAAGTGGTACTCGTTCACGCGCGGCGGCGTGACATTCATCGTGCTCGACGGAAATTATCTTTCCGACGACGACTCTAACGATCTTTCGATCTCGTCAAACCAGCAAGGTGTCAGCCCTTACGTCTCCTACATCCCGCCGACGCAACGCGCATGGCTGTCTGCGACGATCGCGGCTTCACCGTACCCTTGCGTGATCTTCTGCCATTACCCCGTCTATTACGCATTGGACGGGTTTTCGTGGGGGCTGAGCAACGCTGCTGCGGTCCGCACCATTCTTGAGTCGTTCGGAAATAAGGTCATCGGCTGCATCTGCGGCCACCGACACGACAACTTCGTCGCCCGCGTCAACGGCATCCTTTACTGCACACTGCATGCGACGGCCGTCTCCGCGTACCCACTGCTCACTTATTCCATCGTGACCGTTTATCCGATCAAACGCGCGATCAAGATCGTCGGCTTCGGCCGTCAAGCCAGCTACGTCGAGGCTTAAGAAAACCGCAACTATCTCGCCTCCAGTACGGAGGCACATTTTAGGGAGCCACGCTGATGGCGATTTTGTCCAGCCGTAACTACGACCGCAACATGATCGGCAACGTGTTGAAGCAGGTTGTCGATGCCGTGAACGCTGGCAACATCGGCGGCCCCACCGGCCCGACCGGCGCTGCTGGCCCGACCGGCCCGTCGCAAGGCGCGACTGGACCGACCGGCGCCGCCGGCGTCACGGGTCCGACAGGTTCAGCCATCGGTGCACAGGGTCCTGCTGGCCCTGTCGGCGCACAAGGCGCAACAGGTGCGACGGGTCCTACCGGTCCCGGAGCGACTGGTCCCGCGGGTGCGATCGGCGCGACTGGTCCGTCGCCGGGCTCGACCGGTCCGACCGGACCCACGGGCGCGGGCGTCACTGGTCCGACAGGCGCGGGGTTCACCGGGCCGGCTGGTCCGACTGGGCCGACTGGTACCGTCGCAATCGTTGTGGTGCCGCCGACATCTGATCCTCGTGTTAGCGGTCAGGTCTGGAATAACGCGGGCGTGCTCACCGTCTCCGCCGGTTAATAGGAGGAGCGAATGGCGAACTCACCGCTCGGTTATCCGTTCAACAGCAAACAACTGCTCGACCCGTCGCTGGCGTCGAAGGACACCTACGACGATGGCGCAATTCCGGTTGTGCTTAAGGCGGTTGTCGACCTGATCAACGACAAGGACATCATCGGCCCCACGGGGCCGACGGGCACTGCTACAGGCGCGACCGGCCCCGCCGGCACGACTGGACCGACAGGGCCACAGGGCCTCGGCCCGACCGGCCCCGCCGGCCCGCTCGCGACCACCGGCCCGACTGGAAGCACCGGGCGCGTAGGGCCGAAAGGACCGACTGGTAACACTGGCGCCGCCGGAGCCACAGGCCCGACCGGGCAGCAAGGTCCGACAGGTTCGTCTGTCGGCCCCCGCGGTCCTACTGGGCCGGCGAGCGCTACGGGTCCGACTGGGCCCACCGCGGCGGTGTTCGCCGATGGCCAGCATATCGGCACCGGTCCGACCGGCCCCGCTGGTCCTGCCGTCACAACTGTTTGGAAGCCGCCGGCGAGCGATCCGTTTATCGCCGGCGCTGTCTGGAACCCGGGCGGGGCGACTGGTGTCGGCGCGCTCAAGATCTCGTCCGGCGGCCTCAACGACGTTCCGTACCCGCCGGTTTAATCGCTGGGGCTTCGGCCCCAGCAAACTAACCAGGAAGCCATATGCCAGAAAGTCTTTGCTTGTGCGCGATTGTGCGCAACGAGAGCGCTCGCCTTGTGCGTATGCTCGACAGTGTCAAGGACGCTATTGCGTCCTTTGCCATCCTCGATACCGGATCGACCGACGACACAGTCGAGATCATTGAGAAGTGGGGTAATGACAACGGCGTCAAAGGCATTGTGGCCCGCGGCGCGTTCGTGAATTTCTCACAAGCCCGCAACCAAGCGCTCGATGCCGCCCGAAGCTGGTCCAAGCATCCGGACGCGCCGCCGTTCGATTACTTTCTGCTGTGCGACGCGGATATGGAATTGCGCGGCGACCCGGCCGCGTTCTTCGGGCTCACTGGTGAAGCCTACGAGATCCCGCAGCTCGCCGGCACGTATTCATACAACAACCTCCGTGTTCTCGCGGTGTCCTCGACCGCGCGCTATATCGGGGTCACGCATGAATACCTGAACGCGCCGTCGAGTGGCGTGCTCACCGGGGTCCACTTCATCGACCACGCGGACGGCGCCAATCGCGGCGAGAAGTTCGAACGTGACATCCGCCTGTTCGAGGAAGATCTCAAGACCGACCCGAACAACGGCCGCACCTGGTTCTATCTCGGCAACACCTACCGCGACGCCGGACAGTTCGCCGAAGCGGAGCGTTGCTATCGCAGGAAGCTAGAGCTGCCGACCTGGGACGAAGAGGACTGGACGGCCCAGGTTAATCTCGCCAACTGCCTGGAGCAGCAGGGTAAGGAAGACGAATACCTCAGCGCGACGCTCAAGGCGTATCAGATGCGCCCTACCCGTGCCGAGCCGCTGCATGCGCTTGCCAAACACTATCGAATGAAGGGGGACAACGCGGGCGCGATGCTGTTCGCTGAGAAAGGCATCACGATCCCGCGCCCGAACGACCGGCTGTTTATCGAGAACTGGGTCTACGACTGGGGTTTCCGCGAGGAGTATTCGATCGCTGGCTACTATGACCCCCGGACGCGCGAGCGCGCGTTCCACATCACGAATGGCCTAGCGCTCGATCCGCAGGTCCCAGAGCCGGTCCGGGGCAACGCACGGTCGAACATGGTGTTCTATCTGCGCCCGCTGAAAGCATTTTGCCCGAGTTACAGGGACCGCGTCGTTGACTTCACGCCCCCCACCGGGTTTGCGGCGATGAACCCCTGCGTGACGAACCGGCCGGCCGGCGGCCTTGAGCTGCTCCTCCGCACGGTGAACTACCGCATCGACGAGCATGGCCGCTACATGATCGGGCCCAAAGGATGCTGGGACGCGCCGATCGAGACTGAGAAC